CGCAGGCCCGCGATGTGGCAGGCGGTGCGCGACTTCCTGCAAGAGACGTGGAAGTGCTACCTCAAGCCGACACTCGAAGGCGACGACGTGTGCGGCATCCTCGCCACCAGCAAGACCATCATCCCCGGCAAGAAGATCGTCGTGGGCGTGGACAAGGACTTGCTGCAAGTGCCCAGCCGGTTGTTCAACCCGGTGAAGGGCACGCGCCACATCATCAAGGAAGAGCAGGCCGATCACTTCCACATGATGCAGACTCTGACGGGTGATCCGAGTGATGGCTACAAGGGGTGCCCACAGGTTGGTCCAAAGCGCGCCGAGGCGGTTCTCGGTGTGTGCGCCGGCATGACGAAATGCTGGTGGCCTGTCGTCGTGCAGACGTACGAGAAGGCGGGTCTCACCGAAGAGGATGCTCTCGTCCAGGCGCGCGTGGCGCGCATCTGCCGTCACACGGATTACAACTTCAAGAAGAAGGAGGTGAAGCTGTGGTCACCGAGTTGCTGAAGAAGATCGCCCGTCGCGTGTTGCGTGAAGAGCTGCGCGAGCGCGACCACCACCACGCTATTGCGGTGGCTCGTGCCGCCGCGTCCGCCACGTCGGCGGTGGCAGAGCACTACGAGACGCAGCAAGAAGAACGCCGTGTGTTCAACGAAGCGCGCGCCGATGTCAACTGAGCGCGACTGCAACACCTGCAAGCTCCACAAGCAAGAACAGCTTGCGGGGCTCGGTGCGTTCTTCTTCAACGTGGCGACACACCTCATCTGCGAGGAGTGCCTTTCGCGTCCTGAAGAGCTGCCGCACTACGAACCCGATGAGGAGACAATGCGTGCATGACCGGCCGTTCATAACCAGCTACACCGGGCATTCCGTACACGCCCTCGACCCGGTCCCCGACGAGCTACACATCGAAGACATCGCGCACGCCCTCTCGAACATCTGCCGATTTGGCGGGCATGTGCGCTCGTTCTACTCGGTGGCGCAGCACTCGGTCCTGGTGTCGCGTCGTCTCCCGGTGCAACACCGCCTGTGGGGCTTACTGCACGACGCGAGCGAGGCGTACCTGTCCGACATCGCAGCGCCGTTCAAGCCGGCGCTGAATGAGTATCGCCGGTACGAGGAGCGCCTGATGTACGCCGTCGCGCAACGCTTCGGGCTCTGCTGGCCGATGCCACAGTGCGTCCATGTCGTCGACAAGATGATCGTGGTTGACGAGGCGCTCAGTCTGCTGAAGAAGCCGCCTGCGTGGGCGTGCGAGAACCCGCGTCTCGGCATCTACATCGAACCGTGGGACAACCCCGAGGAGGAGTTTCTTGCCGAGTTCGCTGAGCTTACGGCTGGCGTCGCTCACGCCGTGGCTTGAGCCGGTCTTCTGGCTCTCGCTGTTTCTACCAACGATCAACGTAGGAGGCATTGGATGACCCAGCGCGCCGCCCGCTACAATGCGGGCAAGCCGCAAGTCCACTTCATGCTCACGTTCCCCGAGGCCATCAACGGCGTCGCGCGCGTGAGCATGTATGGCTCGCGGAAGTATGACCTGTACAACTACATGAAGGGCGCCCCCATCTCGGAGTCTATCGACTGCGCGATGCGGCACATCATGAAGTACTTCATGGGCGAGACGCGGGACGCAGACCCGAGCTGTCCCGACTGCCAGAAGCGGGACAACGAAGACCCGAACCATCTCTGCAAGGTCCACTCCGGGTGTCACCACCTCGACCACGCCGTGTGGAACGTCTCGCGAGCCTGCGACGACGCCCACCGCCATCCCGAGTGGGACGACCGGCCACACGTCGTGCTGGAGCAACAGGCAATAAACCGTCCCTCTTAGTAGAAGAACCCACCCTTTCAGGCGCATTGGAGCACAAAACTCTGATGCGCCTGACTTTCTTCTCCCACACATGAAAACACTCCCACACACCGCCTTCGATCTTGTCCGCGAGCTGGACACTGACTATCCCGAGCGCAGCCCCGATTCCAAAGACACCGAGCGTGAGCTTTGGATGAAAGCTGGCGAGCGCCGTTTGGTCCGCGGCCTGCTTGCCCGCGTCGAGTACACCGAAGACCTCTCCAGAGAGACCTAGCATGGCCCTTCTCAAGAACATCGAAAAGAAAATCAAGAATAAGGTCCAGCAGAAGATTGGCGCCCCTGCGGCTAACGGCGTCTTCAATGACGAGCAGCTCGCCAAGATCAACGCAATCGCGACGGGCAAGGATAACGCCTTCGGCGTTCGCGACCTCGGCCAAGACCTGCTGAACAAGAACAACCTCGCCATTGAGGCGCTGCCTCCGGTTCCGTTCGTCTCGGCTGCTGGCACCGGCCTAACTCGCAAGAAGAAGGGTCGTCAGTCCCTCCGTATCGACCTCAACGCTACCGGAAGCTCCGGCCTAAACATCCCCATCTAAGGTGACCCTGACCCATGACCGCGCCCAACCAGGGAGCGAGTGGGCCGATCAAGACGCGATACACGAAGTTCGAGACCGACCGTAATCCTTTCCTCGAACGCGCGCGTGAGTGTGCGAAAGTCACTATCCCCTCGCTACTCCCTCCCTCCGGCCACAACTCCAGCTCTCAACTCCCGACGCCCTATCAAAGCCTGGGCGCTCGTGGTGTCAACAACCTTTCCTCAAAGCTAGTCCTCTCGCTGTTCCCAGCGAACGAGCCGCTGTTCAAGCTGGTCATCGACGACTTTGAACTTGAGAAGCTCGCCAAGCGCGAAGGCGCTCGGGCTGAAATCGACGAAGCGTTTGCGCGCATCGAGCGCGCGGTGATGACCGAGATCGAAACCTCGGCCGCACGAGTATCTGTGTTCGAGGCGCTGCGTCACCTGCTCGTCGCCGGTAATGCACTGCTCTACCTCCCTGAGAAGGGTGGCGTGCGCGTGTATCATCTCGACCGCTATGTCGTGAAGCGCGACGCTTCTGGCAACGTACTTGAGATGATTACTCTCGACGTCGTTTCGCCCGACACTCTGCCAGACAACGTGAAGGGCTTGTGCGAGATCAAGCCAGACGAGACAAAGAACGTCGACGTCTATACCCGCATCCGTCGTCTGTACGGTAAATGGGTGGTGGCTCAGGAGATCAACGGCCACGTCGTTCCCAATTCTGAGGGAGATTATCCGCTCGACAAATGCCCGTGGATCGCCCTTCGCGGTTCCGCCATCGACGGCGAGGACTACGGCCGCGGTCTGGTGGAAGAGTACATCGGTGACCTAAAGTCGCTTGAAGCTCTCTCAATGGCTATCGTTGAGGGCTCCGCAGCTGCGGCCAAGGTGCTCATCTTCATCAACCCGAACGGGACCACGCGCAAGGAAGATGTAACCAAGGCGCCAAACCTTGGTGTCGTCCATGGCAACGCCGCAGACATCTCAAGTTTCCAACTCGACAAGTTTGGCGACTTCCGCGTGGCTCTTGAAGCGGCGAATATGATTAGCGAGCGGCTGAGCTTCGCGTTCCTGTTGAACGCCGCTGTTCAGCGCGACGCTGAGCGTGTCACTGCCGAAGAGATTCGCTTCATTGCGAACGAACTTGAGGCCGGCCTGGGTGGGTTGTACAGCGTTCTGTCGCAGGAGCTTCAGCTCCCGCTCGTGACCCGCTACATGCACCGCATGGAGCGCACTGGTCGCCTGCCGGCGCTACCGAAGAACGTCGCACGTCCGTCAATAACCACTGGCATCAACGCCCTCGGTCGCGGAAACGACCTCACCAAGCTGCGCGACTTCTCGCGTGTACTTGCTGAGACGTTCGGCCCTGAAGCCGCCCTCGCACTGCTTGTGTCTGACGACTTCGCGAAGCGTGCCGGTGCCGCACTAGGCATCGACACCAAGGGCCTCGTGAAGACGGAAGAGAAGCGCAACGAAGAGCAGGCCCGCAACCAGCAACTGGCGATGCTTCAGGAGATGATGAAGAAACTCCCGCAGCTCGCGCAACAAGACGGCGGCGCACCAGCCGCCTAACTGGAGAACCATGAGCAAAGAGAAGGCAACACCCCCGGTTGACACGCAGACCACGCTGACCAACCCCGCCCCCAACGCCGCGCCCGAAGCCCCGCCCAACGCCGAACTTCAGGCTCAGCTCGCCGCGATGGCGCAGCTGGTCGCGGACTTGCAGGCGAAGCAGGCAAATGTTCACATGCCAGAGCCGATCAAGCCGCGCGAGCCTGTAACGCGCAAACTGGCCGACGGCACGATTCGGGTGGACCTGTAAGCCATGACGACGAACGCTCAAACGACGACCGGTGCCGCATCCGCCGCAACGCGCCCCGAGAACGTCCCCGAGAAGTTCTGGGACGCGACTAAGGGCGCAATCAACACGGACGCGCTGCTTCAATCCTACACGGAGCTGGAGCGCACCCGTTCCGCGCAGCCGCCGGCAAACACGCCAGCCGCGCCCGCGTCGAAGGTCGACATGGCCGCGCTCGACGCGGACATCGCCGCGAGCGGGGGCGAGCTGACTGACGAGCTGTACACGAAGTATGAGCAGCAGGGTCTTCCCCGCGAACTCCTCGACCGCCACGTAAGCGCTCTCAAGAGCGAGTACCAGCAGTTCGAGTCGCAGGTGTTCGAGATCGCTGGTGGCAAGGACCAGTACAACGCCGTTCGTGAGTGGGCAAAGACGAACGTGCCGAAGGCTGCGCTCCAGGCGTTCAACGACGCGCTGGAAGGGGACTCCTCGCAAGCGCTGCTCGCCGTGCAGGGCCTCGTCGCTCAGTATCGCAACGCCAACGGCAACCCGCCGAACGGCCTCGTGAGCGGCGTCAGCGGCAACCCAAGCACCGACGTGTTTGGCTCGTGGGCAGAGGTTACGGTTGCGATGCGCGATCCGCGCTACAGCAACGACCCCGCGTATCGCCAGAGCGTAGTAGCGAAGTTGGACCGCTCCAACCCGAAGTTCTAGTAAACCGCTCGCTCGGCCGGCCGCCTCCTCCCGGCCTGAGCAGCATGAGCGCCCGCCCGCGGTGCGCTTTATAAATTCGCGGGCACCTCTTTAGTACCTCTCCGATCAACCGCTGTCACACCAGAAGCCGCCTGAGGGCGACAACTTGTGGGCAGTGCTGCGAGTAGTCGGTGGAGCCCAGCGACCCGCAATGGGTCATCCTCCAACCATTCGTTAGGAAATTGCATTAATGGCAAACGCAACTGTCCTTCGCCTTGGTCAGGCCAACGGTGCGGGTGATACCTCCGCGCTGTTCCTGAAAGTCTTTGCAGGCGAAGTGCTCACCGCTTACGCGGAATCCAACGTGTTCCAACCGCTGCACATGGTTCGCACCATTGAGCACGGCAAGTCGGCCTCATTCCCCGCAACCTGGAAGGTCAACGCCGCGTACCACACCGTCGGCGCCGAGATCGTCGGTCAGGCGAGCAACATCAACGAGCGCGTCATCACCATTGACGACCTCCTGCTCGCTGACGTGTTCGTCTCGAACATCGAAGAGGCGAAGAACCACTTCGACGTGCGCTCGATCTACTCGAAGGAGTGTGGCGCCGCGCTCGCGAAGAAGTTCGACCAGAACGTCGCACAGGTTATCGTCCTCGCGGCCCGCGCCTCGGCGACCGTAACCGGCGCCAACGGCGGCTCGCAGCTCACCAACGCGGGCTACGACACTACTGGCTCGACCATCGCGTCTGGCATCTTCTCGGCGTCGCAGACGCTCGACGAGAAGGACATCCCCGAGAACGACCGCTATGCCGCGCTGAAGCCGGCACAGTATTACCTCGTCGCGCAGACGACCGACGTCATCAACCGCGACTGGGGCGGCGCTGGCGTGTACGCCGAAGGTAAGGTGCTGAAGGTCGCGGGAGTTCATATCGTCAAGACCAACAACCTGCCGACGACCAACGTGAACACTGGTCCGACCGCCTACCAGGGCGACTTCACCAACACCCGCGGCGTCGTGTTCCATCGCGATGCGGCCGGCACGGTGAAGCTGATGGACCTCCAGATGGAGATGGCCTACGACATCCGTCGTCAGGGCACCCTCATCATCGCAAAGTACGCGGTAGGCCACGGTATCCGCCGGCCGGAGTGCTCCGTTGAATTGAAGATCGCCTAAGCGATTCTTCGCACCACACCAAGGGTGCGTCCTGTCATGGGGCGCACCCTTTTTTTCCTTTGGAGACTTTCAAGTGACCGCCATTACTCTCACGTCCGAGCTGGACGCGGTTAATCTCATGCTGGATGTGATCGGCGAAGCGCCGGTAAACACCCTTGAGACGACCAAGATGACCGACGTCGCTAAGGCGAAGGCGGCCCTATCCGAGCTGTCGCGCACTGTGCAGTCGCGCGGCTGGCACTTCAACACCGAGCGCGAGTACCCACTCGCTGCTGACGTTGACGGAAACGTCAACCTCCCGAGCAACACGCTGCGCTTCGACGTCAACTACCGCAGCGCCAGCCTGGACCTAACCCAGCGTGGAGCCCGTCTGTACGACCGCGAGAACCACACCTACAACATTGGGGAGACGGTGTACGTCGACATCGTCTTCCTGCTCCCGTGGACGGACCTCCCCGAGACCGCCCGCAAGTACATTGCCATCCGCGCCGCGCGCACGTTTCAGAAGCGTCAACTCGGCGACGAGAAGGCTGACGTATTCACCGCCCAAGATGAGCAAGAGGCTCTGCTTGCGTTCCTCCACGCGGAAGACGACAGCGACGACTCCTCCCTGCTCGACGGCAGCGGCGTAATGCGCGTGCTGGATCGCGGCGCCAATGCCGGCATCCCGTACGAGACCCTCTACGCAACCATCAAGTAAGTAGGAACCCAATGGGACTGATTAGCCACAACATCGCGAGCCTGAACGGCGGCGTCTCGCAGCAACCCGCTGCCATTCGCTACCCCTCCCAAGCCGAGGCACAGGTAAACGCATTGTCGCATGTCGCGCGTGGCTTGCAGAAGCGTCCGCCGTTTCAGCACGTCGCGAAGGTGACGTCGTCGCCGGTCAGTAATGCTTACATCCACATCATCAACCGCGATCAAGTCGAGCGGTACGAGGTGGTCATTACGGATGGCGACCTCAAGGTGTTCGACCTTGCTGGCACTGAGAAGACCGTGGCATTTCCAGACGGCAAGACCTACCTGGATGTCTCCAGCGCCAGGCAGGACTTCGACGTTGTCACCATCGCTGACCATACCTTCATCGTCAATCGGACGGTGACGGTTGCTATGGCGGCGACCACCGCTGGCGGGACGAACAAGGGGTCAAAGCAGCTCTTCGCGGACCTCCCAACGACGGGCATGGTTGACGGCGACGTGTGGCAGATTACCGGAGACCCGACATCCGTCACTGGCAGCTTCTACGTTAAGTACGTGTCGGCCTCGGCTGTGTGGCAGGAGTGTCCGCTGCCTGGGGTGCAGACATCATTCAACGCTGCCACCATGCCTCATATTCTGGTGCGCGAGGCTGACGGCACGTTCACCTTTAAGAAGGCAACGTGGGGCGACCGCCTAGTTGGTGACACTACGTCAGCGCCTGCGCCGTCGTTTGTCGGCAAGAAGATCAAGAGCGTCTTCTTCCACCGCGACCGCGTGGCCGTTACGGCAGACGAGGCGGTGGTCTTGGGCGCGTCCGGAGACTACTTCAACTTCTGGCGGGAGAGCGCCGCCACGGTGAATGATGCAGACCCAATCGACGTTACGGCGTCGCACATCAAGGTCTCAATCATCTACAGCGTCGTTCCGTTCAATAAAGCGCTGTTGCTGTTCACCGATCAGACGCAGTTTCTGCTGCACTCGAACGACGAGGCGCTTACGTCGCGAACGGTGGTTATCGACCCCGCGACGGAGTACGACGCGTCAACGCTATCCCGCCCGGTGGGCGCCGGCGCGAACGTGTACTTCGGCGTTCCCCGCGGCACCTCGACCGGCGTGTATGAATACTACGTCGACACCAGTAACGTGCAGCATTACGCGACGGACGTCACGGCCCACGTACCATCGTACGTGCCCGCGTCTGTCTTCAAGTTCGCTTCAAGCAACAGCGCGGACATCCTGCTGGCGCTCGCGCCTTCCTATCCAAGTCGCATCTACGTCTACACGTACTTCTGGCGCGGCAACGATAAGGTTCATTTAAGCTGGTCCTACTGGGAACTAGCGAGCAGCGACACGGTTCTCGACGTCGCATTCGTTGAGGACACCCTCTACGCGGTCATCAGCCGCAGCGACGGTGTCTTCCTTGAGAAGGCGCAGCTAAGCGGCGACGAGGCGGAGACCTCGATGGGCTTCATCGTTTATCTAGACCGCCGCAAGCGATACACCGGAGTGTACGATGACGTCGCGAACACGACGACGTGGACCATCCCCTACGTCGACAGCGGCTCAGACCTTCAAGTAGTTCTCAGTGAAGGCTTCACAGGACGTAAAGGTGAAGTGCTGGGCTCGGTGACCCGACCCTCGACCACTACGCTGCAATCAACTGGAAACCTGTCGGGCGGCGAGGTGTACATCGGCCGTAAGTACGAGATGCGTTACGAGTTCAGCACAGCGTACCTGCGCGAAGAGCGCGGCGGGTCGCAGGTGGCCGTCACAGATGGCCGTCTACAGCTTCGGACGTTCTCGGTGACCTACGCTGGTACGGGTTACTTCAAGGCGCTCGTGTCCGTGGCCGATAGAGACGACGCGGAGTACGTCTTCAACGGTCACCTCCTTGGTTCGTTCGCGCTTGGTGTGCCTCCGATTCAAGACGGCACGTTCCGCTTCGCTGTCGGCGCGCGCAACCTGTACACCACCATCACTTTAATCAACGACTCGCCATACCCGAGCAACTTCCTATCTGCGGATTGGGAAGCGTTCTACTCCGCTCGGGCGCGGCGCGTGTAACGCCAGGAGTAACACATGGTGTGGCAAGCAATAGGCCTCGGAGTCAGCGTTGCGAGTTCCCTGCTAGGGGACAGTGGCGCCAAGAAAGCCGAGGCCAAGCAAACGCGACGCGCGCTAAAGGCCGCCCGTAACTACCAGGGCCAACTGGTAGAGGAAGCTGGGGAGGTCAAGCGTCAAACCGCTGAAGACCTCTTCCAGCAGAGCCTACAGACGATGGCCCTGCGCGGACGTTACGCGGCGTCAGCCGCTGACGCTGGAGTCAGCGGGCTGGGCATTGACCTCCTCGGCGACGCTATCGAGTTCGACGGAGGCTACAACAAGGCGGTGGTCCGCGCAAACAGTCAGTCAAAGCTTCGCCAGATCAAGCGCGAGTTTGATGCTGCCCCAGCTAATTACCTTTCTGGTGTAACAGCGCAGCGCCCCAATCCGCTCGCGACCGGCCTTAAAATTGTCGGCAGCGTAGCCGACTACTTCGCTACCAGGAAATAGGAGTCAACTATGCCGCGTTCTACCAGCTCGCGTCCGTCGCGTCGTTCTGACGTTGGCAGTGAGCAGCGGTCACAGCTTGGAGTCTACGCACGTCCGGTCAGCGTTGCGCCCGGACGCACAGGCGCAGACAAGCTGAGCCAGCTTGCCGACGCCCTATCGGGCCTTCAACCCTCGCTGAATCGCCTAGCAGAGAAGGAATGGGAAGGCGAGGTCAGCGAAGGTGAGCGCATGTCTGATGACGCCGGCCCGAACGCGATCATGCCCGACGGGCTGACGCGCGGGCAGGAGTTTGGCTGGCAGCGTATGGCAGGCGCTCGCGACGCCTTGGCGCTTCGCGATCAGGCCGTCTCGGAGTACATGGAGCAGGACAAGGAAACCCTCAACATCGAGGAGTTCCTGAATAAGTACAAGCCCGCAGAAGGGAAGACCGACGCGGAGTATCTGAAGTCGTTCAGCAAGACCTTCAGCAAGGCGCGTGACGAAATCCGCGGCGCCTATCTGAAGGAGACGCAAGAGCGTAAGCTACAGGAAACGAAGGAAAGCGCGTACTCGTTCATCCACGAGACCGTTCGCGACCTCAACCTGAACGCCGCCGATGCGCCCCCCGCGGCGAAGTACGCGGTGCTTGAACGCATCCGTACTGACATCCGCCTTCTCGCTCCGCACATCACGAACAAGCAGCTCGACGAGCTGGTGGTTCAGGCATCGGAGGCGGAAGCGCTCGAAGGGCGCGACGGCCTGCTGGACGCCTTGGCGCTCCGTAAGGAAGACGGCACGCCCGGCCTGATCAACCACCCTGTCTACGGTGAGAAACTACAGCGCATTCGCGGTGTCGCCGCTGAAGTGCGCCGTAAGAAGTTCAACGCGCAGCTTGACGAATTTCAGTTCGTCGCGATCACGGACGCCAAGGAACAGGCGGCCCGCGGCACGCTAACAAAGGCGTGGCTAATGCAGCGCGTGAAGGGAAAGATTTTGTCCGGCGAGAAGGCCGCCGAGCTGTGGGATTCGTTTACCAAAGGTCAGACCGAGAAGGCCGCCGCGGCAACAGCCGTGGACGCCATCAACAGCGGCAGCCTGGAAGCCCTCGCGGTTCTCAACCGCCAGAAGGGCGGTAAGGAAGCCATCGAAAGCGCGCTTGTGCAACTCGGCAAGCAAGCCGAGGGCGACCCGGTTCGTATGCAGGCGTTCCTTGAGAAGGCCATGCGTGTGAACCTCATGCACCCGGACCACGAGTATGTACTCAACGGCGCGAACCCGATGAACAGTTCGTTCAAGTCATCGGCTGTAATCTACAAGAACCTCCTCGACAACAGTCCCGCCTACGTGCATCGCTTCGTGAAGGACGCACAGGCGGCGCAGTTTGATGCCTATTGGGGCGGCAAGCGGATGGGCCTCGGTGACGATGAGGCGCTCGCGGTTGTGCAGAAGGTGGGCGATGCGCAGACCATGCGTGAGTCCATGGCGCGTATCCGCGCCGACTTCGCCAAGCGAGACGGCCTATTCAGCAAAACCGTTCGCGAGTTCGACAGCCCGGTCAACGGGAACGAAATCGTCGACCGCGTACGTGAGCTAACCGCGTACCGTGTGGCGCTGGGCAACACCACCAACGAGGCGGCCCACGCCTGGGCTATGGAACGCGTGAAGCAGCAATACCAGAAGGTAGACGACTACTACGTGTTCAACGGCGGCAAGCCGCTAAATGAGCGCGAGGTCGCTTCATTAAAGTTCTACATGACCGAGAAACTCGCTGATCTTAGCAACCGCGGCGTCTCCGAAGCTGAAGCTGGTCTTCGACTGTATGCTGACGAGAGCACGCTGGTGCAGGGTGATTACATCGTGCAGTACGTGGATAGCGGCCGTCCTGTGTCCAGAGTTAATCTCGACGCGATTAAAGCTCTATACAGCAAGCTCGAAACGGAGCAAATGTTGAAGTCGGCAGCGGCCTTCCAACGTGCGCGGCAGGCCCGTGACGAAGCTGGATACCCAGAACACAGAGACGTCCCGTAGTTAAACCCTATAAGGTGATAAATGGCAGATGAGATCAGTCCTCCCGAAGAGCGCGACCCGCTTGGGCGTGCCTTAGAGGTTGAGCCACTAACAGAACCAGAAGCGCGGCCGTTGGTGGACCTATCCTCCGTTGAGCGCGACCCCAACTCGCTCATCATGGGCGAGCCGCGCTTCGTGACTCAGGCCCAGAAGGATGAGGCAAAGCGCATCGCCGAGGAAAGCGAGATCAGCCTGCCCGAGGCCGCCGAGCTGTCGTGGGAGCTGGACTCCAGCCTTCACGCGCTCGCGCGTCTCGACGAGAAGCGTTGGAAGGACTTCCAGCCCGACGAGAACTTCCTACTGGATGTCCCGCAGCTCCGTGAGCTGATGAAGGACGTGCCCGAGGAAGAGCACGAGTTGCTCGCCGGCAACCTCCAGTGGTCTCAGAGCGCCGACGAGGCGCAGTGGATGGTTGAGCAGTACAAGACGGAGCTTGAGAAAGAACAGAAGCTGGCCGGAAAGGGTTGGGCTGGCGTTGGTATCCGCCTGGGTGTCAACGTGTTCGACCCTGGCGCCATCGCGCTGAGCATGGCCTCCGGCCCAGTCGCTGCCGGTCACAAGCTAACCCGCCTGCAACGTGCGCTCCGCATGGCAGGTGTTGCCGGTACGGAGAACCTTGCGCTTCAACAGCTCGTGTCGTCTGCCTCGCAGACTAATAGCGCTGACGATGCTCTGTATGCGTTCTTTGGCGGCGCCATCATGGGCGGCGCTGTTGGCGGCCTGACGAAGGGGCTGTCCCGCGCCGAGACGCGGGCACTTCGTGAAGCGTCCGAGCGCATGCTCGACCAGCTCGACCGCAAGGCGCTGCGCGATGCAGGCGTGCCGGTCAGCGAAGAGTTGCCACCCGCCCGCGCCACCACACGCCCTGACCTAGAAGAAGTTGAGCTTGGTGGCAAACCCGATGGCGAGCCGGTGAAGACCGTGCGCCAACACCTCGAAGAGGACGCCGAGCCACACCTCAACGATCTTGAGGTCCGCGCTAAAGCAATCGACGAGCAGGCCGCCTCGCTTGCCCGTCAGCTTGAACCGAAGGAAGCGGCGCTCCGCGTGCTGCAAGCGGTGGTTCGCTCCGGTGAGGCCCGCAAGGTCTCGAAGGAAAGTGACGTCACGGTTCGCACCGTGCCGAAGGAGCTGTCCCGCGCGGCGATGGAGAAGTACTCCCCCGAAGTGCGCGCCATGATCGACGCCCACATGGTCGACGAAGGCCGCGTCAATCGCAAGATGATGAAGGAGCTGGAGCACGACGTCGAGGTGCTGAAGAAGGAAGTAACTGGTCTGAGTCGCAAGGCTAAGACGATGGCCGGCATCGGCAGGGTCCGCTCCGCGAAGGCTGCGCTCAAGCAGGCCGAGGAAGCGAAGGCGGCTGGTGTTCCTGACTCCGATCGATCAGTCGGCGCTGCACAAGTACGCCTCGATGAACTCCGCCAGGAGTTCTTGAAGACCGAGGGCATGGACCGTTCGCTACTCGATGAGATCGCGAACGCGCCCGAGACGCGCTTCGCCAACTATCGGTGGGACATCATGTCCACCGTGAAGAGCAGCAAGAACCCCTTCGTGCGCTGGATTGGTGGCCGCATGGCTGAAGACCCGGTGGCGAACGTCGACAACTCCGCGCTGGAGATCGGCGCGACTGAGATTCAGCGCCACCTCCAGATGGTGATGGAAGCGCGCTTCTACCGTGAAGCCACGCCAGCGTTCAACGCCTGGGCGAGCGAGAAGAAGCTTGGCCTGCTAGATAAGATGAAGCAACGCCGCGCCTTCTTCGAGGAAGTCGGACACGCCATCCGCGAGGGTGGCGGCCAGGACGCGAACGTCAACAAGGCGGCGAACGTCCTGCGTGGCATCTTCGCGGACTTTCTGGTCCAGGCCAAGGAAGCCCGTGTTGCGGGTTTCACCGACGTCAACTTCAACAGCAACTACCTGCCACGCATCGGTGCGTCCGATCAGATTCGCCGCTTCGATGCGATCTATGGTACGGGACAGGTGGCTGACAAGCTCATCAAGCGCGCCATCATGGAAGCGCAACCTGACATCGATGAGGCCATCGCTGCTAAGATTGCGAACGGCTACTGGAACCGATTCCGCAAGATTGCGGCTGGCCAGGGCATCGCGGACCTCAATCCGCGCGGCCTCAGCCTGGACAACCAAACGCTCATCCGCGAGATACTCGAAGAGGGCAATCTGCCCAATGACGAGATTCAAACGGTGCTCGACGCGCTGGCCCGTGTCGGCAAGAACCAGGACGCCGCTGGCGCGCCAGCGCGAGCGAAGACCCGCATGCTACTCGATGAAGAGTTTGAGGCCGACCTACGGCACGGACCCGTCAGCGATACACCGGGTCAGGTTGATCGTGTGAAGTTCTCCGACCTACTGGAGAACAACGCCGAGCGCCTGTTCCAGCAATACACGCGCCAGCTCTCAGGCTACATCGCGCTCGCGAAGAAGTTTGATCGATTCCTTGAGCCCGGTGAGCAGTTCTCCAAGTCTACCTTCGACCGTGCTGTGAAGCGCGCCGAGCAGTGGGCCGGGGACAACGGTATGGACAAGACGGAGACGGCGCGGGAGATCGAGAACCTCGACTTCCTGTGGAAGGCCGTCACCGGAGCGCCGCTTGAAGCGGACCCGATGTCCACCTTTAGCACCGTTACGCGCCGCATCCGCGACTACAACTTCATCCGCGTGATGGGCCAAGTTGGGTTCGCACAGGTTGCTGAGTTCGGCAACGTGCTCGCGATGGGCGGGATTCGTAACGTCATCCGTCACCTCCCTGAAGCCCGCGCAATGTTCAAGCGCGCGGCTGATGGGCGCCTCGAAGACCCGCTCGCGCGGGAGCTTGAGGAGCTGTTCGGCACCGGCACGGAGTGGATTCGCAACGTCGCGGTAACGCGGTGGGACGAGATGCACTACCGCTTGCCGTCGCACACCGCGGCCGGCAAGGCACTTGACGCTGGTCTGGATGTGGGTCGCCGCTTCACCGCTGTAGCCTCGGGCATGGTCCCCGTCAACACCATCATGCAGCGCATCACGCTGAAGGCTATCGCGCAGAAGTTCGTGAACCATGCGAACGGCGTGGCTCTGATGAGCGAGAAGCGGCTCCGGTCGCTCGGGCTCGACGACGCCATGATGAAGCGCGTGGTGGCCGAGTTGAAGAAGGCGAGCGTGAAGGACGGCAAGGTACTGCGCCTCAACACCGAGAAGTGGGCGGACAAGGAAGCCCTAGACGCGTTCACCTATGCCGGCTTCCGGCTGGCTCGTCGAATCGTTCAGGAGAACGACATCGGCGGTATGGCGAAGTGGATGAACACGCCGACCGCAAAGCTGCTCTTCCAGTTCCGCTCGTTCATGCTGGGCGCCTGGACCAAGCAGTTCCTGTACAACGTCGCGATGAAAGACCTCCAGACCTACATGGCCTGGAGCATGAGCATGGTGTTCGGCGGGCTGGCCTACACGGCACAGACTCACCTCAACGCCTTCGGCCGCGAAGACCGCGAGCGCTTTCTTCGCGAACGGTTGAAGCCGGAGACGCTAGCTCTTGCAGCGTTCCAACGGGCAGGAGCATCAACGCTGCTGCCGCTGGTTGGCGAGAGCGTGTGGCGTCTCGGTAGCGACAAGCCGCTCTTCATGGGTCGCTCAACGCAACTCCCATCAGACGCCTTGCTCGGCAACCCCACGTTCGCACTGTATGACACCGCGAACGCGGCTCTCAAGGGTCTCGTTCGCGCGCCGTTGTCAGGCGACTATGAGTACTCGAAGCAAGACCTTCGTGCCCTCTGGACGCTGGCGCCGTTGCAGAACATGGTCGGCGTGACCCAAATCGGAAACCTGCTGGGCCAAGCACTCCCCAATAAGTCCACCGAGTAGTCCCACCCAAGCCCCCCGGCGCTCGGCCGGGGGCACCAATTCCAATCGGAGCCACAATGGCAAACTCGTTTGTACAATACACCGGCGACGGTACGACGACGAACTTCACCGTTCCCTTCGGGTACATCTCGACGGACCACGTAACGGTGAAGGTAAACGCAGTGACCACGTCGTTCACTTGGCTAGACGCCACCACGGTCGTTGTGTCACCAGCGCCGGCCAACGGCGCCACCGTCGAGATTCGTCGTGCCACTCCGACTACAGCCGCGGTCGTTGACTTCCAAGACGCCGGCACGGTCACCGCCGCACAGCTCGACCTCAACACCACTCAGATGCTGTACATCTCGCAGGAAGCTGCGGATGACACGGAGTCGGCAGCCGCCAGTGCAACAAACGCCGCCGACAGCGCCACGTTGGCCTCAAACTACGCGCTCAAGACGGACGGATACGTCTCAGGCACAGACAACTCAGCGAAGAGCTGGGCGGTCGGCGGGACTGGCGACGGCCAGCCTGCGGACGGCGACGCAAAGTCGTGGGCGACAAAGGTTGGCGCCTACGTCACAGGCGCGCTGATGTCCGCGAAAGAGTGGGCCGTCGGAACGTTGATGCGCGGACTCGCTGATGGCGGATCGGCGAAGGACTGGGCCAACTACGTTGGCGGCACCGTTGATAACGCCGAGTACAGCGCGAAGAAATACGCGCAAGATGCCGCCACGGTTGTCTTAACCACCGTAAAGCGCGTATCTACCGTTGCGGCCCTAAAGGCCCTTAGCGTGCCAACAACTGAAGACGTTGTTGAAGTGCTTGGCTATTACAGCTCGGGCGATGGTGGCGGCGGCCTGTTTTATTGGGACTCCGCTTCCGCGTCGGCCGATAATGCCGGAACGGTTATTCAACCCGATAGTCTGCCCAACACCGGCCGGTGGCTTCGTCGATACTCGGGGAGGGTAGTGAACGTCCGGTGGTTTGGCGCTAAGGGTGATGGGGCCACCAACGACTACGCAGCGATTGCGGCGGCTGTTGCACTACTGCCGTCGAACGGCGGTGTCGTCTACTTCCCCGCATCGTCCGGCGCTTACCCGTTCGCTACGCCTATTAACCTGTCTGGGAAATTCGACATCACGTTCCGTGGAGATGCGGAAGGCGGTAACGGGGGCTTAGGTCTACCTTCCAGTGTTGTCTACACGGGTACTGGAGATGCGTCCGGTATTAACGGCGTCAGCTCTAATGCGCTGGTATTTGAGAACCTCCACATCAGCTATTCGAGCGCGTCGTTCACAGGGCGTCTGCTTGACTTGCGGGGCGACGCAACCCGAAGCGGAGCCTTCCACCGCATCAGTAACTGCACCGTTGGCTCTAACGGTGGAACCCGCACCGCACAAACCTTAGTCGATCTTGACGGAGCCATCGAGTTCACTGCCGAACACTCCCACTTTGAAGACGCCGCAATGGCGATCCGAGGAAAGGACGCGGCGGGGCGGAACTACTCAAATATCGTTCGCATCGTCGGGTGTGAGTTTATCAACACGACCCAGGCGCCGATTCAAGACGCGGGCGAGGCGTGGTTGATTCAGGGGTGTACGTTTGAGCCGTTGTCGACCGCGGCAGCCGGAGCATTCGCCAATCCAGGAAAGTCCTGCTTCAACCTGACCATCGAGAACTGCTGGATGGGTGACGCCAACGCCACTGGGGATTGGATCAACGCGACGGGCGAGGCCGTGACCGTTCGAGATAACTTCTTCTCGACCGGCCTGACCGGCATTGACCTTAACGGGTATTCGTTCAGCATCGTCGGTAATAACTTCGCGTCGATGACGAACGGCATCAAGTTTGACACCGCTGCTGGAAACACTGAAGGCGTCCGGATTCAGGGGAATCGTTTCCAAGCGAGTGTCACAAACCGAATCGTGGACCTAGCGGCAGCCGCAGTTTCCTACAAGGACATCGGCGCGAACCTGCCTCCCATCACAGAGCAGTCTCTTGCAACTGGCGGGTATCGAAAGTTGTCCGACGGCCTGTGCATTCAGTGGGGCAACAGCACGACGTCGGGTGGTTCCGTAGCTATCACGTTCCCGCTTCAATTCACGACAGTGTTCCAGGTTCTAGTGAGCAGCGATGGGCCGCCCAGCACTTCCACCAGCATCTGGACTTCAAGCGTGACGAACACTGGATTCACGGCGTACATCACGTCGGGCGCTGGTGGAGTGCGGTGGATGGCTATTGGGCTGCTTCATTAAGTCACGCCTTCCGGCTGGGGGCTTCGTACCCAGCCATTCGTTCTTAACGGAGAACACTTCAAATGCAGATTAAGTTCCGCTCCGACGTTGGCGTTGTCGCCATCTCGGGCACCCTTTCCACCAACGCTGTCGACCTTGGCGCTGACTTCAAGCGTCTCGTAATCGAGGCGGAGACCGTCAACGGCGTTGCGTCGGCCGGCTCCGTGTTGAAGCTCGAAGAGAGTAACGACGCTTCGACGTGGTCGACCGTGCCCGATGCGCCCGGTGACGGCGGCGACAGCCGTCCTGCCACGTACGCCACCTCCGGCGCAGCCTCGCAGTCCGTGAAAGGGCGCGCCGGTAAGCGTTATGTCCGCGCGTTCTTCACGAACGGTGGCACCGCGCAGGACGCCACCTTCCGCATCGACTTCGCCCTCAACGTCCGTCGGTAACACCCGATGCACGACAATGCCACTACCGGCGCGCTCGTTACGGTCGCGCTGGTTGCTGGCTTGGGGAAGTTGCTCGCCAGCCAGGACAAGCTGACGTGGCGTATGGTGATTGGCCGGGTGCTGACAAGTGCAGCGCTCGGCGTCGCCTCCTCACTGATTCTCCTCCTGTTCCCCGAAGCCCCCCTTCAAGCCCAGCTCGGCGCCGCAGCCGCAATCGGCTCGCTCGGTACGAGCGCACTTGAAGCGGTCTTCAACCGCACCGTAGGTCACACCAAGAAATGAGCAAGGCAACTGTCGACGTACTAGCTGAGCTGCACGCGAAGCTCGCCGAGAAGATGAAGGCGAAGCTGGAGAGTGGCGAAGCCACCGCAGCCGACTTCGCGGCTATCGCAAAGTTCCTCAAGGACAATGGCATCGAGGCTGACCTGCGGAACCCGAACACGCCAGCCGGCGCGCTCGCCAAGGCCGCTGCCGAGATGTCCCTGCCGTTCCCCGGCGAGGTCCCGCTCCAGTAGTACTTATTAAGGAGAGCCCCGTGGTGCCCTTGGGATGACCCAGGGCGCTACGTCGGCCCGTCCTCCAACCTGATCGCTTAGCACGCCCGCGTGGAACCCCCGTGGAACCGCCCTGACGTGTGACATTCTCGCCCGTGAGACCATCTCGCAGGGCTGGGAGGCTCCATGAGACCAATTCTCCTACCGCTCGTCGGCGTCCTGTTGGCCGCGTGCGCCACCTTGAGTTCACCCAATGCCGACCGAAAAGAAGACGCGCAAGTCCCGCTCCAGTACTTCCAAGAAGTCTGCCAACGGGACTTCCGGTGGCGTCCCTTCCCCGACGAAGCCAGAGGTGACGGCTGGCACTGGAAGCGAACCTACAAGCGCTGTCCTATCAACATCTGAGCTGCACGCGAAGGCCGACTCGATGCCTGTCGTAGACCCACACGAGGCGTTGCGGAAAGACTTCCGCAACTTCCTCTTCGTGCTGTGGAAGCACTTGGGTCTACCGGCACCGACGCCGGTCCAGTACGAGATCGCGTACTACTTGCAGCACGGCCCGAAGCGTCGGATGGTGAAGGCGTTCCGCGGTGTGGGCAAGAGCTACATCACCATCGCATACGCGCTGTGGCGCATCTGGCTCGACCCGGTGAACGAGAAGGTGCTGGTGGTGTCGGCCGCGAAAGATCGCGCCGACGAGAACTCGAAGTTCGCTCGACGCATCCTCGAAGAGTTCTCACTGATGCAACACCTCCGGCCACGGCCGGGGCAGCGTGACTCAGTGGTGGCGTTCGACGTGTCTATGGCGAGTACCAGCCAGAGCCCGAGCTTCAAGTCGCTCGGTATCACTGGCCAGCTCACCGGCTCGCGCGCCACGCTCATCATTCCCGATGACGTTGAGACGGCGAAGAACGCGATGACGCAGCTCATGCGCGAGCGCCTGTCGGAGGCCGTCAAGGAGTTCGACTCTATCCTGATTCCTGGTGGCGACATCGTCTACCTGGGCACGGACCAGACTGAGCACTCGCTGTACAAGAAGCTTCCCGAGCGCGGGTATGACATCCGCGTGTGGCCTGCGCGCATTCCGAAGGCGGAGAAGCTGGCGCACTACGGGAACCACCTCGCGCCCTACGTCCTGCAACTCATCGAGAAGGGCTTCAAGGCTGGCGCTCCGGTGGACGCCGCGCGCTTCACCGACCTCGACCTCCTTGAGCGTGAAGCATCGTACGGCCGTTCCGGTTTCGCGATGCAGTTCATGCTTGACCCGTCGCTCAGCGACGCCGAGCGTTACCCGCTGCGGACTGTCGACCTGATCGTGATGGACCTCAACCCGGACAAGGCTCCGGTGTACATCGCGTACGGGTCCGGTCCTGACCAGACCATCAACGACCTGGAGCACGTCGGCTTTACCGGTGACAAGTGGGTGCGACCCATCCACATCTCCGAGGACTGGCAGGAGTACACCGGCTCAGTCATGTTCGTCGACCCGGCAGGGCGCGGTAAGGACCGCGTGGGGTACGCTGTGGTCAAGCGCCTGGGTGGCCTGCTGTTCCTGACAGCCGCGGGCGGACTAGCAGGTGGGTACTCACCAGAGAACCTTCAGCGACTCGCCCTGATCGCCAAGGAGCAGAAGGTCAACGTCATCCAGGTTGAGCCCAACTTCGGTGACGGCATGTTCACGACGCTGCTGAAGGCGACGCTCGTGGCTGCCGGCTACCCGTGCACAGTTGAAGACGCGGAGTGGTCGAAGTCCCAGAAGGAAGCTCGCATCATCAGCATCCTTGAGCCCACGCTGAACCAGCACAAGCTCGTGGTCGACCGCAAGATCATCGAGGCCGACCTGAAGGTTGTCTCTGATGACTCCAAGTCGGCAGCCGGTGTACACCAGCTGTTCTACCAGCTCACCCACATCACCCGCGAACGCGGCAGCCTGAAGCACGACGACGTCGTCGAGGCGGTGGCTGGAGCGGTGAAGTACTGGGTAGATGTCATGGGCCGCGACGCCAAGGCTGCGGCCGAAGACCTACGTGCTCGGGCGCTGGAAGCGGAGCTGAGGAAGTTTATGAACGGGATTGGGCAGGCTCCGACGCACGACAAGTACGTCCCGGTATAGACCTACCAATTAACCGTCCCTCTTGGAGGTTTACTTATAGTGTTACTTATAGGTGTAGACATAGAGGTAGTACTACCTGTGTCTACACTATGAGTCCCCTTCAAGTCCCACCTTAAAGAGACTTCATGTTCGACCGACTGATTGACCTCTTCATTCAGCTCAAAGAAACACTACTCCCCTGGACCATCATCCATGCGTACGAGGGAGGCGTTGTACTCCGCTACGGGAAGTACAACCGGACAGTGGCTCCGGGGTTCCACTGGAAGTGGCCTCTGATCGAGCACGACCTCACCGCCAAGACATGCGTCACCACCATGGAGCTGCGTCCCCAGACGCTGACCACGAAGGACAACCACGGAGTCGTGGTGAGTGCCATCGTGAAGTACCAGATCAAGGACGTGAAGCCGTTCCTGCTGGACATCTGGGACAGCACCGACGTGCTGAAGGATGTGACCATGGGCGCCATCAAGGGCGCCGTGAACGCACACACCTGGGAGCAGCTGGTGGAGCTTCCGGTGGAGCAAGCGGTACTCGAAGCCGTCCGCAAAGAAGTGAACCGTTACGGGTTCAAGATCGAGAAGGTGACGTTCGTGGACATGGGCAAGGT